ACAACGAGGTCATGCTGTCCGGCACCATCATCGAGACGGCGGCCGGCAAGGACCTGATCGTCACGTTGGACGCGGGCGTGCGCCCGCGGCTGTCCCAGCGCGCCCGCGGCCTGGCCGAGCGCGTCAAGGAGAACGGGCGGCTCTTCGACAACATCGTCGAGCTGCACATCACCGGCTACGACCTGGTGATGGACCCCGGCGACCCCACGGCCGCCATCCTCACCGTCGAATCGCATCGCACCCACAAGGAGTCTGTCACGATGGACGAGCTGGAGCTGGAGACCCTGCGCAAGACGCACCCCGAGCTGGTCGCGCAGATCGAGCAGGAGCACGACGCCCGCAAGAAGCGGGAGCTGGAGGAGTCGGCGCGCCGCAAGCAGGACGAGGACGCCCGCACGGCGAGGCTCGTCGCCGAGCGCGAGGCCGCCCTGCGCCAGAGCCTCGGCCTGAAGGAGAGCGACGACCTCCAGGAGGCCATGAACCGCCAGGCGGCCGAGCTCCGGCGCCTCCAGGAGGCCGAGCAGGCCCGCGAGGTGGCCGAGTACATCGCGCGGGAGACCGGGGAGATCAAGTACGCCGAGGCGCTGAAGCCGCAGTTCGTGGCGCGGGTCACGCACGCCGGGGCCAAGACGGTGGACGAGGCCAAGGCCGCGATCGTCGCCGCCCGCAAGGAGTACGACGCCATCCAGAGTGCCCTGGAGCTGTCGCTCCGCGGCCGCGGCGGGGTGAGTGCGCTCGGCCCGGTGCTGGAGCGCGAGCGCGGCGTCCCCGAGTTCGCCCGGGCCAGCTTCGCGCTGAACGAGGGCCTGGCCCGCGCCGGCCTTGTCCCCGCCCGCACCCTGTCCACCCCGAAGAACGTGAACGAGGCCTTCGCCGCCGAGTACCTGCGCCGCTTCGACGCCGCGTACCGCGGCCACCTGCTCGCCGAGGCCCGGGCCTTCGAGGAGGCCGAGACCTCCACCGACCTGCGCCTGCCCTACTCGGTCTCGCGGGCCGTGATGGCCGAGGTGCTGCCGACCCTGGTCGCCATCAGCGTCTTCGACGTGCAGATGGTCGACCCGGCGCCCACGACCAACATCTACTTCGAGAAGTACCAGGGGGAGACCGGGGCCACCGGCACGGTCACCAACGAGGCGGTGACCGCCTCCAACCCGCTCGGCAAGTGGGTGGAGCTCGCCAACAAGCGGCTGGTGTTCGGCAGCGTGGTGCTGACCAACAGCGCCGGGACCACGACCTACGCCGAGGGCACCGACTACGTGGTCGACTACGCCAACGGCCGGCTCAAGGCCCTGGCGACAATCACCGCCGGCCAGGCGCTGCTGATCGACTACCAGTACGACGCGATCCGCAAGGGCGAGATGGCCGCCATCGAGCGCGCGAAGCTCACGATGGACTTCGTCTCGGTCAAGATGGGCTTCGACCGGCTGGCCACCGAGATCTCCACCGAGGCCGTCGTGTTCTCGCGGGCCGCGATGAACTACGACGCCACCAACCGCACCCTGATGCGGCTGATGCAGGAGGTGGGGCGGAAGGTCGACAGCGGCCTGATGTACCTCGCCCTGGCCGCGGCCCTCAGCGTGCCGAGCAACTCGGGCGGGACGTTCACCGCCGCGACCGACAGCATCGAGAAGCTGCCGCAGCTGATCGGCCAGGCCAAGGTCAAGGTGGCCAACCGCCACTACGAGCCGACCGCGGTGCTGATGTCGATCACCAACAGCGACCGGCTGTCGAACTCCGAGAACTTCACCGCCGCGGGTGCGCGGCCCGACATGGACCTGACCAGCGCGGGCTACGTCGGCCGCGTGAAGAGCCTGCCGGTCTTCCAGTCGGCCAACTTCACCGACGGCTACATCCCGGTGCTCAACCGGGAGATCGTCGCCCACCGCGTCGGCCAGCCCGCCCAGATCAAGGGCCCCTTCCCGTCCTACGTCGACGGCAAGCTCGCCGCCGGGGAGCAGTACTACATCGAGGAGGGCAACGCCTCCGAGAGCCTGGTCGCCGAGAAGGCCGCCTACGTCAAGGTCGCCTAGCGGCCGCCGCCGTCGTTGTGTACCACGGTACACACCCGGGCGCCGCGGGGCGGGCGCCCGGGTCCCTAGCGAGGTCACCGATGCCGATCACCATCCGCTACATCGGCCCGCACGACGCGATCGTCGCCGGCCACATCCTGCTCCACGGCGAGCAGCGCACCATCCCCGACGGTGAGGCGCTGCGGCTGAGCGCGGAGCGCCCCGACCACTTCATGCTCGTGGCGGCCTTCGACGATGCGGGCCGGCCGCTCGATGGCCTGCCCGTGCCCGCCGACGGCCTGGTGCGCGGGGTGCTGCTGGATGAGCGCCCCACACCCGACCGGGGCGCGCTCGCCGAGCTGACGGACGTGCTCCGCGACGCGGACGGCCAGCCGGTCGACGTGTCCGCCGGCGACCTCGCCGCGGCGCTGGCCGCCCCGGCGACGGTGTCGCCCGCCGCCAAGCGCGGCCGGAGGGCGTAGCCCATGCTCACCCTCGCCGCCCTGACGGCCCGCCTCCAGGCCGACGTGCCGCCGCAGGGCGGCACCCCGACCACGGCCCAGTACGAGCGGGCGGTGCGCGACGCGCTCGCCGACGTGAGCCGGCGCGCACCCATGCGCAAGGTCGCCACCATCGCGGTGACGGCCGGGGTGGCGACGTACCCGCTGCCGACCGACTTCGTGCGCGCCATCCAGCTGCCCGGGGGCCCGTGTACCGGCGGGGTGGTGATCGGGGCGGACGGCATGCTGTACCCGGCCGGGGCGGGGGCGGCGGAGACGTGGGCGGTGACGGGGACGACGGTCACCGTGCGGCCCGCCCCGCGCTACGCCATGCCCCGCGACCTCGTGTACGCCGCCGGCTACGTGGCCGACGCCAACGGGGCCTACCCGGACCTCAGCGAGGATCTGGCCAGCATCGCGCTGCTGAAGGCCCAGGCCCGGGTGTGGGAGCTGATCGCCGCCGCGGCCCCGTCGGCCGCGGGCGGGGCCGTCAAGAAGTACACCCAGGGCCAGCTGACGATCGAGCGGGTGAGCGGCGAGCAGCTCGCAACCAGCCACCGGGCCACGGCCGCCCGGCTGCTCGACGCGTACGCGGCCGCGCTGGAGACGCACATCGGTGCGGTGGGGATGTGACGATGGACGCGCAGGACCTGGCCGCGATCATGGCCGACCTCCAGGCGGTGCGGGACGAGCGCCCGATCACCGTGCAGCTGCTCCGCGACGTGGGCAACGACCCGCCCCCGCAGATCATCCGCGTGGAGCGGGCGCGCGGGTTCAGTCAGACGGCCGAGGGCGAGGCCGCCGTCCAGCAGCAGAGCTGGGCAACGCTCCAGGGTGCACCGACGCTCGACGTGCAAGTGGGCGACGAGTTCGCCCACGGCGGCACCCGCTACCGGGTGACCTTTATCGACCCGAACCGGCAGGTGGCGACGATCGCGGACGCGGTCGCGATCCAGTAGGGGGCAGACGTGGCGAGCAGCGGCCTCACCTGGCAGGGCATGCGCCCGATGGATTTTCTCCGCGGCATTGACGCCTACGCCCAGCGCATTGAGCGCGCGGCCGAGCGCGTCGCCGCCACGGTGGCGACGGCGATGGAGGAGTACGCCCAGGAGCACGCCCCCTGGACGGATCGCAGCGGGAAGGCCCGCGAGACCCTGCACGCCCACCACGCGATCGCCGGCACGATCCTGCGGATCTACCTCAGCCACGGGATGGACTACGGCCTGTTCCTGGAAAAGATCAAGGGCGCCACGCTGGAGGAGTCCACGCTGCGGCGGAGTGCGGGCCCGGTCGCCGTGGAGACCGTCGCCGGCGGGAACTACGCGATCATCTGGCCGACGATCGAGCGCTACATGGACACCATCTACGACCAGATCCGCCAGGAGCTCGGCTGATGCGCGCCGCCATCCTCAGCCGGCTGCGGGGGGATAGTGTCCTGGCGGCTTTGCTGCCCGGCGGGATCTTCGACGCCGCCGAGGTGGACTACGTGAGCAAGCACACCACGCCGGGGGCCTTCGACGGGAACATCCGGGTGCGGCCGTGTGCCCTGCTGCGCCTGAGTGGCGACCGCCCGCTCGGCCCGTTCCGCACGTCGAGCCAGCTCACCGCCACCCTGTACCTGTACCAGCGTCGGGGGACCGATGCGATCGAGCCGGCCCGCCTGCGCATCAAGCAGCTGCTGCACCGCGTGCGCCTGTCCCCCGACGCGGGCGGGGCGTGGGAGATCACCAGCATCGGCGACGACCTCGGCCAGACCGACGCGGCCCTCGACTGCCCGCTGATCATCTGCCGCTACCGCATCCCCGTGCGCTCGGCCGAGCTCGCCCCGGCCGCGTTCGCCCTGCTCCTGGAGGACGGCTCCGCCCTGTTGCTTGAAGACGGCGCCCGCCTGCTGCTGGAGGCCTGACCGATGCCCGACCTCAAGATCTCCCAGCTCCCCCTCGACGACGCGATCGACGGCACCGAGCTCGTGCCGCTCGCCCAGGGCTCGGCCAACCGGCGCGCCACGCTGGCCGCCATCCGCGACTACGTGCGGGCGGGCCTCTCGGTGGCGATCGGCGCCGTCACGGGCCTGCAGGCCGCGCTCGACGCCAAGGCCGCCACGACCGACCCGCGCCTCAGCGACGCCCGCGCCCCGCTCGCCCACAAGGCCAGCCACGCCAGCGGCGGGAGCGACGCCCTCACGCCGGCCGACATCGGGGCCGCGGCCGCCGCGCACACGCACAGCATCGCCAACATCACCGGCCTGCAAGCGGCCCTCGACGCCAAGCTCGGCACGCCCGCGCTGGCCACCCTCATCGATGGAGCGAACATCGCGTGGAACCTCGCCACGCAGGGGCCGGCGGCCCAGGTCACGCTCGCCGGCAACCGCACGCTGGCCAATCCCTCCGGCCTCGTCGCCGGGGCCTCCTACGTCCTCATCGTGCGCCAGGACGCCACGGGCGGGCGCACCCTCAGCTACGGGAGTGCCTACAAATGGCCTGGCGGTACCGCCCCCGCGCTCTCGACGGCGCCCGGCGTCGTGGACGTGCTGACCTTTATCAGCGACGGCAGTGTGCTCCTTGGTGTCGCTGCGAAGGCGTTCAGCTGATGAGCCTCTACCCCTTCCCCGTCGCCCACCTCCAGGAGCCGGCCGCCCCCGCCCCCGCCGGCCCGCCGCGGAGTACCGGCCGCGATCTGTGGCTCGACGTGTTGCGGGCGGGGAGCCTGTGGCGCGAACTCGCCCGCACGCAGCCCGCCGGCGAGTTCGACGGGGTGGCGTCCTGGTACGACCCGGACAGCGGGCGGGCCGCTGAGCAGGCCGCGTCCTTTAGCCAGCCGTATCTCGGCGATCAGGGGCTGGAGTTCGACGGGTCCGACGACGCGCTGCTCACCAACGCGGGCGACCTGTTCGCCGTGGCCGCCGGCCAGGATTTCAGCTTGTACTGGGTGGCGGCCCAGGTCGCGCCCGCCGACCGCATGCTGCTCGGGCGGGTGGACGGGGCCAACAACCAGCTGCGTGTCGGCAACAGCTACCTGATCTACGACGGCTCCGATGTGATCGACTCGGCCGCCCAGCCGGCGGCGGCGTGGTCCGCGCGGGCGGTACACGCCGTCACGCGCATCGGGGCAACCTACCGCTTCTATCGCGCCGGCACGCTCGTCGGCACCGCCACCGCCGGGGCGTCGCGCCCACTCGCCTTCAACGCCGTGGGGCGCCTGTTTAGTGCCCTCTGGTTCAACGGCCAGGTCGCCATGCTGCTTGGCTACCTGGCCCCCCACAGTGGCGACGACGTCGCCGCCGTCAGCAGCTGGGCCGCGGCCCGGCATAGCGTCTAGCGTCTCAGGAGCCTGTATGACCACCCCCGCCACACCGCTCACGACCGTCGCCGAGCTCTTCGTCGCCGTCGAGGACCGAGCGCTCGCCAACCAGCTGGTCAACCCAATTCTCGGGCAGCCCGACGACATCGAGAACTTCGTGCGCGAGCTCAGCCCGAGCGCTGAGCCGCCGGCGACGGCCTACGGCGCCTTCGCGCGGCTGTCGGACGCCCGCTGGCTCGCCATCCGCGACGCGCTGGCGATGGGCGTGCCGTCGATCCGCTACTACGCCCGGGGCCTCCGCAAGGCGGGCTCCCCGGTCTCCGATCGCCTGCTGGAGACCAACAGCCCCACGGCGGTCACGCAGATCGGCCAGCTGTGGAGCTCGGCCGCCAGCCTCCAGGACGCCGGCGTCACGCCCGTCGTCGTCGCCCCGTTCTAGCGCCCCGCCCGCCCGCACCCGCCGCCGTGGCGGGCCTGACTCGCCAGCACCCACAGGAGACGCCCACCATGCCCGTGTCCACCCAGCCCAAGATCATGGGCATCGCCCAGGTCAAGATCCGCCGCGGCTCCACCGTCGTCGAGCTCGACGCCGCCCAGGTCCTCAAGATTACCGACATGGTGGTCTCGGGCACGCTGCGCGGCTCGGGCAAGATCGCCTCGGTCATCAGCTACATCGAGGGGGCCGAGGTCGAGTTCGGCGCCGGCGGACTCCCGCTCGCCGCGTTCCCCGTGATCTACGGCCTCACCGTGCCCTCGCCCACGGGGACGGCCCCCGCCCAGAAGATCACGCTCGACGTGAAGGCCAACCAGGCGCTGCCCTACTTCGAGGTGATCGGCCGCTCGCTCGGCGACGACGGCGGCGACGTGTGGGTCTACCTGCCCAAGTGCAAGCTCACCTCGGGGACCGAGATCAACATGCAGGACGGGGCGAACTTCACCGCCCCCAACATGAAGGCCATTGCACTCCCCGACGCGACGCAGATGCCCTACCGCATCATCGTCAACGAGACCGCCGGCGACGTGGCCTTCCCGACCGCCTAGCACCCCCGCCGTCGCGCCCCGTGTGGCCAATGGCCACACGGGGCCCGCCGCCCTGTGAGGTTCGCCGATGCCCCGCCGCGCATCTTCGGCCACCGCCGTGGCCCTCCCACCCCCGCCCGCCCCGGCCAGCCCACTCGCGGCGTGGCGCCAGCAGCGCCGCGAGCGCCAGACCCTGCCGTCCGGCCTGCCCGCCGTGCTGCACCGCTTCAGCGTCCTCGACGTGGCCGCCCGGGGCGGCGTCCCGCTGCCCATCCTCGACCAGATGGAGGCCCTGATCGCCGCCGCCGAGCGCGGGGGGGCGGCCGCGGTCTCGCTGGCGAACTACGCCGACTACGCCGGGGCGATCAACCTCGTCGTCCAGGCCTGCATGGTCGACCCGCCGGTCGCCGACGAGCCCTCTGACACCCACGTCGGCATCAACGAGCTGCCGATCGGCGACCGCATCTTTATCTTCGAGTGGGCGCACGGGGAGGTTGCCCCGCTGGCCACCTTTCCTGAGCCGGCCGGATGAGGTGCTGCCGCTGTTCCTGGCCGCCGAGGCGTTCGGCCAGCGGCCCAGCACGCTGCTGCGGGGGGCGTGGGCCGACCTGCAGCTCGACGTCGCCGTGCTGATGGCGGGCCGCGCCGCCCTCGCCGCCCGCAGCGCCGAGGCCCCGGCGGCCCCCGCCGGCCCGGCCGCCCCCCCGCCCGGCGGCTTCGCGTCCGTCCGCGGCCTCGCCCGCCCCGCCCCGCCGTCCGTGCCAGCAGGTGAGCCATGACCGATGTGCCATTAGGCCGCGCGTCCGGCGCGATCGACCTCGACCTCGCCGGCCTGCGCAACGCCGTCAATCAGGCCCGCGGCCCGCTCCAGCTGCTGGAGGGCCTGTTCGGCAACCTCGGCGGGAGTGCCGCGACCGCGGCGGAGCGGCTGCGCGGGTCGATGCTGCGCATCGGCGAAGCGCTCCAGATGCAGCAGCGCCAGGCGGCCATCCTCCAGCAGGAGCTGCAACAGGTCGTCGCCAAGTACGGCGAGGGCTCGGTCCAGGCGCAGAAGAAGCAGCTCGCCCTCGACCGCCTGAACCAGAGCATTGACCAGAACACGCGCAAGTTCCGCGAGCTGGAGCAGCAGCTGGAGCAGACCGGCGCCGGCTTCACGCAGTTCCGCTCGACCCTGGGGGCGGTGGGCTCCCAGCTGACGCAGACCGGGGCGATCCTCACCGCGGCGATCACCGCGCCGCTGGCCCTCGTGGGCGGGCAGGCCTTGCAGGCGGCCTCGCAGTACGAGACCGCGACCAACCTGTTCCAGGCCAACACGCAGGCGACGGCCGACCAGATGGAGGCGTTCCGCGCGACGGCCAAGGCGCTGGGGGCCGATCTGACGCTGCCGGGGGCGAGCGCCGGCGACGCCGGCGAGGTGATGCTGGAGCTGGCCAAGGCCGGTTTGAGCGTGGACGCGGCCCTCACCGAGGCCAAGGGCACGATGCAGCTCGCCGCGACCGAGGGCCTCGCCAACGCCGAGGCGGCCACGATCGCGGCCGCGGCCTACAACACCTTCAAGGAGGAGGGTATTGCGGTCGCGGAGGTCGCCGACCTGCTCGCCGCGGGCTCGTCCGAGTCGTCGGCCTCCGTGCGCTCGCTCTCCCAGGGACTCGAGCAGGCGGGTGCGGGCTTCGCGAAGGCCCACGTCCCGCTCCGCGATCTCATCACGCAGATGGGCCTGATGGCCAACGCCGGCATCAAGGGGAGCGACGCGGGTACCTCCTTGAAGACGATGCTCCAGCGCTTGCAGGCGCCCACGAAGGACGCGCGCAGCGAGATGCAGCGCCTCGGCATCTCGGTCTACGACAGTGCGGGCCGCATGCGCCCGATGCGCGAGCTCGTCAGCCAGTTCTCGACCTCGCTCGCCGGCCTCACCCAGGAGCAGCGGGATAACGCGATCGTCACGATCTTCGGCGCCGACGCCCAGCGCGCCGCGAACATCGTGCTCGCCGGCGGGGTGGAGGCCTACGATGCGATGTTCACGGCCGTGGGCCGCCAGGGGGCCGCCGCCGAGCTCGCCGCCGCCCGCATGCAGGGCGTCGCCGGTGCGATCGACGGCTTCAAGTCCACCGTCGAGACCGTCCTGATCGACGCCGTGGAGCCGTTCCTCGACGACATCGCGGGCCTCATCACCGCCGGCTCGCAGCTCGTCGGGATGTTCGGCAACCTCGACCCCGCGGTCAAGGCCGCCGCGGTCGCGTTCGCCGTGGCCCTGGCCGCCCTCGGCCCGCTGATGCTCGCCGCCGGCGGGCTGGCCACCGTGCTGGCCACCGTCAACCTCCCGCTGCTCGCCGCCGCCGCCGGCGTCTCCGCCCTCGTCGCGGCCGCCAACGCGTCGGGGGCCCTCGACGGCATGGTCGCGGGCCTGCGCTCGTTTCTCGGCACGCTCCAGCCGCTCGCCCCGCTGCTGGAGGAGGCGGTGACGCCGGCCGTGGGGGGCCTGACCGGTGCCCTGATGCTGTACGCGCTCAACCAGCTGCCGGCGGCGATCGCGGCCGGCCTGGCCCACATCCCCGTGCTGATCGCCCAGGCGTCGGCGATGTGGGCGACCGCCGCGGCGACCCTGGCCGCCGTCGCCCCCTACGCCGCCCTCGCCGCCGCGATCGGCGGGGTGATCCTGGTGTACCGGCGCTGGCAGAGCATCTCGGCCGACGCTGCCCAGAAGTGGCTCGACCAGGACCGCGCGACGAAGGACGCCGCGACCGCCCTCGACCGCTACGCCGTCGCCTCGTACCAGACCCGATCGGCCCTGCGCGGCCAGTCGGACGCGCTCCAGCAGCTCCAGGCCGACCAGCGCGCCGACCTCGTGCTGCGCGCCGACCTCGTGCGCGCGGGCAAAGGCGAGAGCCAGGCCTTCAAGGACAACACGGCGCGCATCAACGCGCGCCGCGCCGCGATCGTCGAGCTGACCGGAGCACTGGAGCAGAACCTGACGCGGGTGGAGCAGGGCGCGCCGCTCGTCACCGCGCAGACCGAGGCGACGGCCGAGCTGACGCGGGCCGAGGCCACCCACGCCGCCGGGCTGCGGGCGGCCGCCGGCGACATCGATGGCGCACTCCAGCTGCTGCGCGAAAGTGCGGGCCTCACCGAAGAGGACATGCAGGCGCTCTTCAAGGAGCTGGACGAGGCGGCCACGGCCGGGGCAAAGGCGTTCGGCGACGCCGTGCGCGGCGAGGCCGCCTTCCGCACGGGCCTGGAGCAAAGCAGGCGCGAGCACACCGACACGCTCGCCGAGCTGGAGGCCGACTACAACCAGAAGCTCGCCGAGCTCCAGGAACAGCGGCGGAAGGCGACGACCGACACGCAGCGCGCCGAGCTCGACGAGCAGATCGCGGACCTCAAACAAAGCCACGCCGACCGGCGGGCGGCCGAGGAAACGGCGATCGCCGCGCGGGAGCAGCAGGCCGCCGAGGCCTACGCCCGCGAGCAGGCCGCCCAGCTGGCCCACCTCGGCCAGATGCTGATCCAGTACGTCACCGCCCAGGCCGCGATGGCGGGCATCTCGGGCGAGAAGGTCGCCGAGATGACGAGCCGGCTCGCCGCCGAGTACGGGGTGCAGCAGTCGCTCACCGACCGCTCGTTCAGCGCGATGACCCGCTCGCTCGACGCGTGGGTCGCCAGCGGGGGCGAGAACACCGGCCAGTACATCGCCGACCTCGGCCGCATCCGCGACGAGACGGTGACCCTCCAGCAGGAGACCGACCGGCAGATCTCGCTGATGACCGCGCAGGCCCGCGAGGACTTCGACGCCGGCAAGCTGTCGGTTGACCAGTACGTCGAGAAGCTGCGCACCATCCCCGCCGCCGCCGAGGAGGCCGCCCGCGGGCTGCTCGGCATCCCCACGCGCATCAACCTGAGTGTGGAGGGGGTGCGCGGCCAGCAGCGGGCGGGCGGGGCGATCGACGACAACGCCGACGCCGGGGCCCCCGGGGGCGCGCCCCGCACGGCCGCCCCGCCGCGGACCACGGGCGGGCCCCGCGCCTCGGGTGGCCCGGTGTTCGCGGGCGGGGTCCACGAGGTCGCCGAGCGCGACGCGCCCGAGCTGCTCCACGTGGGCCAGCGCAGCTACCTGCTGATGGGCCGCCAGCCCGGGCGCGTGGTCCCGGCCGACGGCCGCGGCCGCGGCGGGCTCGCCGCCCTGTCCGGCCCGGCCCTCGCCCAGGCCGTGGCCCGCGGGCTGGGGCCGGCCGCCCCCACGCTCGCCGCCGCCGCCGCCGGGGGGCTTCAGCGCCGCACGGCCGGCCTAGGCGACGTGGCGAGCGGGCTGCGCCGAGCGACCCCCGCGGCCGGCCTGGGCGACGTGGCGAGCGGGCTGCGCCGGGCGGCCGCGAGCGGGCTCGGGGTGGGACCGGGCGGGGTGGGACCGGGCGGGGCGGTACGGGGCCTGCGCCGCGGGACGAGCCCGGCCGGCGCACCGTCCATCACGGTGAACTTTCAGGGCGGGGTGGTGATCGACAACGAGCAGCGGATCCGCCAGGTCGCCGACGCGATCACCAAGGCCGCCGTGGAGGCCTCGGTCACGACCGTGGACGACTGGTTCGCGTCGGCGGTCGACGGCCTGGCACTGGGGGGAGGGACGCGCGGATGAGTACCAGCAACGACCCGTGGACGTTCACGGTGGGCGGCGTGGCGCTGACCTTCTTGTGGCTGCGCCAGGACGCCGGCGGGGCGCCCGGGCGCGCCACGTGGAAGCAGCGCGCCCGCATCGTGGTCCGGCCCTACCTCGGCACGGGCGACGCCGACGTGAGCAGCGTCGGCCTGACCCCCTGGACGATCTCGGGCCAGGCCTACATCACCCCCGACCAGATCGGCCCGTTCCTGAGCGTGAACGGGAAGATCGGCGCCTTGACCGACGGCACGTACACCTGGCAGGCCGTGCTCGACGCCGACATCCAGGGCCTGGTGTACGCCGAGGCGGACGGCGGGGTGCTGGACATCGTGTTTACCAGGGCGAGGAGCTAGCCGATGCCGCTCACCCACGCGCAGCTGCGCACGACCGAGCACAAGCGCTGGACCGCCCGGGCGACGATCGACGGCCGCACTGAGCAGCTGGTGGTCGGCCTGCCCACGCGCACGCTGTCCCGCCTGCGGCCGCGCAACAGCGCCCGCCTGGAGGTCCGCGACATCCCCGCGGCCCCCGGCCTCCCCGCCTACGTCGACCTGGTCCTCGAAGACGTCGGCAGCGTGCGGTTTTTTACCGGCAACACCACGCAGCGCTCGGCCCAGTCGTCGACCCTGGGGCGCCTGGCCAACCTGATCGACTTCCTCCCGCTCGACCAGGCGTTGCCGAGCGCCATCACCTGGAACGCCCGGCCCTGGCCCGACGCCGTGCGCGACGTGCTCGTCGCCGGCGGGGTCGCCGCGGAGTCGATCGACTCGGTCTACGACCCGGGGGCGGACTTCACGATCGCCCCGGTCTACCCCGTCACGGTCACGACCAAGGAGGCCGTGGGGCGGGTGCTCCAGGAGCTGCTGGAGTTCGGCGGCGCCGCGGTCATCTCCACCCCCACGGGCCGCGTGCGGGTCATCGCCGACCCCGGCATCCCGGCGGGCGACAGCCAGGTCGTCTACGCCCGGGCGACGGCCGACACGCCGGTGAACCTCGCCACCGAGTTCGGGATCTTCGACGCGGCGTTGTCCATCGAGGGCGACGAGGACGTGATCAGCACGTTCACCGCGACCGGCCCGCGCCGGCCCGACGGGGCGATCCCCGACGGGACGTTCACCGCGGCCTCCGTGCGCGGGCGCGCCGACAGCCGGCAGTACCGCCACGCCCAGACCGACGCGGTGTGCCAGAAGATTGCGAAGCGCGAGGTGGAGCGGCGCGCCCGCGAGGCGACGACGATCACGATCGAGTGCGGGCTGAACCCGCTCATCGAGCAGGGCGACACCATCCTGTTCCGCGACCCCACGCTCGGCTACGACCTCAACACCCCCGCGATCGTCGAGGAGGCCGCGACCACCGCCGACGGGGCGATGCGCCTCACCGTCTCGCTGGGGCCCTCGCTCGTGCTGGGCTACGGCTCCTCGATCGAGCCGCCCGTGGTCGACTTCGCCTACCAGGTCGAGCAGCAGCTGATCAACCTCGCCGGCGCGGGCCTCGCCCAGCGCGTGCAGGTCCAGTTCCAGGACCAGAGCCGCGACCGCCAGGGCTACGCGATCACCGCGCGCAGCTGGACGTTTGCCGGCCCGGGGGTCACCCCGGCCAGCAGCAGCGAGCCGTCCCCGGTGGTGTCCTTCACCAGCCTCGCCGGCGCGACCGCGACGCTCACGGTGACCAGTGCGAGCGGGGAGTCGGCGACCCTCACGCGGACGATCCAGGCCCCCGAGACGCAGACCCTCACCCGGGTGGTCGCGGCCGCGGCGGGCAGCGACGGCTGGCGCGTGCTGAACGGGCCCGACGGCTGGCGGGCGTACAGCGTGTCGGGTGCGGCCTGCACGGCCGTGCCCAGCATCAACGACCGGGGCGGCGGCCTGCTGGCCGGCTTCGCCAATGGCGCCATCTACCGCTCCTACGACGGCCTGCGCACCGCGCCCACGCTGGTCACCACGCTGGCCGGCAGCATCGGGGCACTCTGGGTCAACGAGGCGGACCCGCTCAACCTCGTCGCCGGCCACGGGACGAAGCTGTCCCGCTCGCTCGACGGCGGGGCGAGCTGGACGCTGCTCGCGGACCTCGCGGAGACCGTCCGCGACGTGCAGAGCAGCCCGGGCAACGCCAGCGAGATCCGCGTGTGCGCGGGCAACAAGCTGTACCGCACCTTCAACGCGATCAATTTCGCGGCCGCCATCACCGGGGCCGCCGGCAGCGAGGCCCGCGCCGTCGCCACCGCCCCGTGGGGCCGCGGCGTGGCCTTCGCCGGGAGCGGGCTCGCACTCGCCGACGCCATCCACTTCGAGGACGGGGCGGCCGTCGACTGGGGCGGGGTGGACCCGGCCGAGCGGCCCGCCAACGGCCTGACGGCGCTCACCCCGCTCCTGTCCACCGCGGGCTTCCTGGCCGCCGAGGGCAGCGTCGGCGACCTCGTGCGCGACGGGACCCTCGACAGCCTGGCCTACTACGCGGCGAGTGGCGCTGGCGGGCGGGTCTACACGCTGGCCTGGACGGGCAGCCAGTACGCCGCCGCCCTCGCCGGGACGGCCCCCGGGGCCGGGGCGGGCAAGATCCTCAACGGGGCCACCCCGGCCAGTGCGTTCATCGCCCCGGTCGACGACGTGGGGGCCGCCCAGGTCGCCTACGGCAGCCTGAGTGCCCCGCCGCCGTCGGCCGAAATCCTGATCGGCACGTGGGGGGCGAGCCCGGGTGGGATCTACCACCGGCGCCCGGAAGGGTGGGTGTTGCGCAACAGCGGCTTGCCGGCGGGCTGGTTCTGGCGCCAGGTGCTCGCACTCGCCACGGCCCCCGACACCTGGCTCGCACTGGGCAACTCCAGCAGCGGCGGCCAGTACGGCAGCAGCGGCGGCAACGTACAGGCGACGGACGGATCGGCGTCGCCGCTGTGGATCACGACCGACGCCGGGGCGAGCTGGAGCCCCGTCACCCTGAACAGCCCGGGGGTGAATGTCCAGGTCGCCGGGGTCCCGGCACTCGTCAGCCACCCGACGGCGGCCGGCTGGGCGCTGACCCTGGTCAACGGGGGGAGCACGAACTCCTACCTGTGGCGCCCCGACGGGACGGTGATGGACCTGCGCACGGGGGCCGGCGTGAGCGGGGGCACCTCGCTGACGGCCCCGGCCATCGCGCTCGACCGCGACGGCACCACGATCGCCATCATGGCGCAGACTGGCGGCACCGGGCGCCTGCGCTGGGTTGAGCCCGGCGCCACGAGCGTGACCACCCCCGCCTTCGCGACCAACCGCACGCCCACCCCGTCGGTCGGTGTCGCCCGCCTGTACGGCGGCAGCGGGCGCGGGCTGCTGGTGCGGACCTTCTTCCCGAGCACGACGCTCTATGTCACCCCGGACTACCGCACGACCGACCTCAGCCCGATCACCCTGAGCGGGGCGGCGGCCGCGGCGCCCGTGCCCTACGCCGTCACCGGACGGGCCTACGTGCTGCGCGCCGGCGAGGTGTGGCAGCTCGACGGCCTGCTGGGCGGGGCCCCCACGGCGACCGCCGTCTACACCACGTCGGCGATCGAGGCCCTCGTCGCGGACAAGCAGCGCGGCCTGGTGCTGTGCGGCAAGGTGAGCGGGGGGACGGGGTTCGTGATCTTCCGCGACGGCGCGTGGGAAAGCATCGCCGGCCCCGGGGTGAGCAGTACGCTGCTGTCCGGCGGCTCGGTGGAGATCATCAGCCGATGAGCAAGCTCGACGACAGCCTGCGGCGCCTGGAAACGCTGCGCCAGCGCCAGCAGCGCCAAGCACTCGCCACCGCGGCCGAAACCCAGACGGCCCAGCTCGACAACCACGCCGGCGACAGCTCGCACCTGTCGCCGGCCGACCGCACCAAGCTCGACCGCTACCCCGACCCCACGGGCGGGACGGCGGGCCAGTTCCTGCGCAACGCCGGCCCGCTCGCCGGCTTTACCGTGTGGGCCGACATCGACCAGCTGCGCGGGCGCCTGATCGGCACGGCGGCCCCCACGGACGGCCAGGTGCTGACCTTTCACGCCGCGTCCCAGGAGTGGCGCCCGCAAACGCCAAGCGGGGGCGTCGGGGTCACCGACGGCGACAAGGGCGACCTCACCGTCAGCGGCACGGGCACGGTGTGGACGATCGACGCCGGGGCGGTCTCCACGAGCAAGCTCGGCGGCGACATCACCGCCGCCGGGAAGGCCCTGCTCGACGACGCGGATCCGGCCGCCCAGCGGGCCACGCTGGGGCTCGGCACGGCGGCGACCGCGGCCGCGACCGACTTCGTGAGCGCGACCGCCACGCGGGCCGCAAACCTGTTCTTCGCCGGGCCGGCGTCGGGGGCGGCCGCAGCGCCGACGTTCCGCACGGCCAGCGCCCCGCGCACCTTCGGCTGGGGCTGCGACGGTACCCCGGCCGTGGGCGTGGTCACGATGAGAACCCAGTACACCGCGGATGTGGCGATGACGCTCACGGCGATCAGCCTGGTGGCGCTCACGGCGCCCAGCGGCGGGGCACTCGATATCGACGTCGAGCGGTGGAACGGGAGCACCTGGGCCAGCGTGTTTGCGACCAGGCCGACGATCGCCAGCGGGCAGACGGAGGGCGGCGGCAGCGCGGTGTTCTCCGCCGCGACGATCGCGGCCGGCTGGCGGCTGCGCGTGAACGTGTTCGCGGCGAACGGCGCGGCCGATGTGACGATCCAGCTGGCTGCAACCGTGGGGGTGATCTAAATGGCGCTGCTGCACATCGAGGGCTTCGAGGGCGTCCCGGCCACGTCGTCAAACGCGCAGGTCCAGACGGAGCTGATCACCCGCGGCATGTCGGCGGCCACAACGAACAACTTCAGCATCAACGCGACCTCCCCGCGGACCGGGGCCCGGTGCCTGAACGGTACGACATCGTTCAGTTTTACGTACACGTCCACGGTCGCGGATCGGCACGCCCGGTTTGCGACCGGGCTCGCCTTTAGCCCGACCCCGTCGGCCGGCAACGTCACGGTCACGATCCGCGACAGCGGCGGGACGAATGTTGCGGTGGTCGCGTTCACCGCCGCCGGGACGATCACGACCACGGTGCTGGGGACGCTGCGGGCCACAACCACGTTTGCGGGCGCGGGCCTGGCCGCGGGCGCCTACAACTACCTGGAGGTTGAGGCGTTCGCCAACGCGACCACCGGTGCTATCCGCGTCTACGTCAACGACGTGCTGGTCCCGGCGCTGTCGTTCGACGGCAACACCGGCAGCACCGTCCTCGGATCGATCCTCTACAACGGTGCGCAGTGCTTCCTTGACGACCTCTACGTCGTCAACGGAGCGGGCGGCGCCCCGTGGAACACGCGCCTGGGCGACGTGGCGGTCGGCGCGGCGTACCCGAGCGGGGCGGGCAGCTCAACGCAGTTTGCCGTCACGGGGGCGGCGAGCAACTGGCAGGCGGTCAGCGAGACGAGCCGGTCTGTTGCGGAGTTCGTCGCGAGCTCGACGGTCGGGCACCGCGACCTGTACGCGCTGGGGGACGCGCCGACCAATGCGACGGCGATCCTCGGCCTGCGCGTACTGGGCTACGCGCAGAAGTCCGACGCCGGCTCCCGGACGGCGGCGCTGCCGGTGCGCAGCGGCGGGACCACGAGCAGCGGGACGGCCTCCGGCCTCTCGACCTCGTGGGCCTACCTCGTCCGGCTACTGCAAGCCAACCCGATCACTGGTACGCAGTGGACGGTGAGCGAGCTCAACGGGCTGGAGGCCGGCGTTGAGGTGGCGTCGTGACCGAAGCACAGCTGGCCCAGCTGCACCTGGAGTTTCTGTTCCGCACCAGCCCAGTGCTGCGGGTGGGCCAGGTGTCGGTCGAGTACCTGTACCGGGCCGCGCCGCAGCTGCGGGTGGGGCAGGTCGTTATCGAGTACCTGTACCGGCGTAGCACGGCGCGTTGGTTTCTGCTGCCGATCCAGTCCTGAGCAGCACGGCCGCCAGCGCCGGCCCCCACAGCAGCAGCAGCGACAGCGTCCCCGCCCCCGGCATGCCGTGGAGGCTCGCCAGTCCGGCGACCCAGCTGCAGGCCACCCATAGCGCCAGCGGGCGCCACGAGCCAAATACGGCGGCGAGGATCAGCGGGTCATACCAGAGCCGCGTCGGCACGGCGGCGGCCACAAGCAGGTACTGGCCCTCCCAGCGGCGCCACCGAAGGACGGCCAGGGCCAGCAGTGGCCCCAGCGGCAGCGCGAGCAGCGCTGGCCCGCCCGTGTAGCCCCGCACGCTGCTGAGCCACTCCCACGGCCACGTGGGGCGCAGCGCGAGGCTGAGGGCCACCAGCGCCGCCACGGGCAGCAGCGTGGCCCACGGCCGCCGCAGCGCGTGCGTGGCGAGCATCGGTGCCCCCACATGCGGCTTGGCCGCTCCCACTACGGCGAGCCAGGGGACGTACACGGCGGCCAGCAGCAGGATCGACCAGTTGGCCGTCTGGACGCACGCCCAGAACGGCCACGCGGCCAGCACGAGCAGGCGCCACGGCTCGCCCGTCCGCAGCACGCCCCAGGCCAGTGCGGTCGTGCTCAGGCCGACAAAAATACCCGCCGCGGCCGGGCCGGGCAGCAGGGCCAGCGGGGCGACGAGCAAGCCGGTGGTCAGCGGGTTGGACGGCATCGAGGCCCCAGCGCTGCTGAGGGCCGGGCACGTCGCATACGGCGGCAGGCCAGCCGCAAGGGCGCGGACGTAGCAGAGCGCCCAGGTCAGATCCCCGGCCCCGCGGTTGAAGGCCCGGTGATACACGCCGGCGCACAGGCCGGCGGCGAGGCCGACGAGCAGCGCCACGGCGAGGCGGCGGGAACGGGGCGGGGCGGCGGGGCGCATGGGGCCTCCTGGGACGCCGGGGGCGGGGGCAGCCGCCCGCAGCCTACCACGCGGCGATGACCGCGCGATGACCGCGGGGATGACAACGCCCCCGGGGGCGAGCCGGGGGCGCGGGGGGCGGGGCGGGGCGGAGCGGGGGCGATGGGCTACGCGCCGGCGTCCAGATCCGCGACGATCGCGCCCCGCACGGCGCGGGCCGGCCAGCGGGTGTTGAGCGGCAGCGCGCCGAGGTGGTCGCGTGCGC